CTTCCAATAATAAATTACGATTACCAGTATTTTTTATATCACGATGTTGATAGGTACAACCAGGAACATCAATATCAGGAGGCTTTGTAATACTTAAATAATGAGGAGTATATATTTCTGGAACGTCTGGAATGTATATCTCACGAATATTTATATCAGGTATATCAATCGAAGGCATCTCTTTTTTTTAATACTTCTATTTCTGAAAAGCATTTAGGACAGGATAAATTAGTCATTACAGAAAACTCAGGATAAGTTGGAATAGATTCATCTATATCAATATCACCACCCCAAATTAATTCAGTATCGCACCAATAACAATTCATTTGATGATCGGCATAGATGGACCTGTCATTTTAGGTAGTCCATTATCCAATAATTTAGGCATCATGCCTTGTACATTACCAAGGATCTCATTCATGACTCTTGCCTTAAAATTTTCTGAAGTTACATACTTGTAACCAAAGTACGCTCCACCACTCATGGAGGCTACCATTAGAAATGAGATAATACTCAATACATTTGCAATTTTTTGAAACATATGTGGAAAGAAGCGTTTGCTAAAGCATTAGTACCTGTGACTATTATAACTTTCTGTGGAATCTGTGCATTAGCACCACTTTATATTGGACTTTCTGTCCTATCTACCAAGGTACACCAGAAGTCTTGGTAGGAGTTTTAGATTCTGTTATCTGTGCAGCAATTCTTGTTTCAATTGCTGTTACTTCGTCAGAACCTAATGCAGCTTTAGCCCATGCAATCGAATTAGCTTTTGTGATGTCTGCATAAGCAGTGAAAGAACCACTATCAGCTTCAGCAAGTCCTACAGAACCATAAGCATATCCAGTATGATCTCCGTCTGCATCACTTGCAGTCCAGTGAACAGTGGTAACAACATCAGATAAAGAACCTACAGTTGTTGTTGCATCTAAAGAGACAACATCCCAAGTAACAGCCATGATAATAAATGTTTAGTTTTATTTTACTTTGATTCTACCGTCTGTACAACATCACTAAGTTTTTCTAGCTGTTTTAATGCTCCCTGATCTTCCATTATTGGTTGCATTAATTTTTGTACCTCTGCTTGTTTTTCCTGTATTTCTTTTTGTAGCATCTGTAATTTTGCAATATTTAGATCAAGACGAGTTTTTGTTTCTTCGTAAAGTCCCTGTGGAGTTGCCATAAAATTTATGTATTTGACCAATTTTACTAAGCTGCTTCTAATGCAGCAACTTTAGTTTCTAATGTTTCTATTTTAGTAACTGCTTCCTGTAACGCAGCAGTAAGTAAAGGTACAAGCTTGCTTTGATCTATTTGTTGATAAATTGGATCTCCTTTTTTATGGTCTTTTGTATCTTCAGTTGCTACTGCATCTTTTGTTCCTGTTACGGCTTCTGGAACTGCTGTTACTTCATGAGCTATAAAACCATCAACTGTTGTACTTGAGTCTTTCTTCCAATTAAATCTTGATGGTTTTAATGTTTTTAATCTTGTAATACCATCAGATATAGCAGTTATGTTTTCTTTTAATCTGTAATCTGAAGAGGTGTTGTAAGTTACTCCTGATGAGTTAACTGTAATAGAACCCCTTAAATCATTATCGGCATCAAATCTAACCCTGTACGCACCACCAGATTCATTATTGTCAAAAAACATCTGAGAGCTACCGATATTCGTTGATTCATTTCTAAATGTGACAGAACCAAGTACGTGTAATTTATCATCTACACTTGTTACTCCAATACCAACTTGTCCAGACGAATCTATACGCATGCGTTCTGAGTTAGTAGTTTTAAATAGTAAGTGTGAGGCTGTTCCTTGGTTTCCAGAAGAATCAGCAACTATGGCAGCAGTGACAGTATTTGGATTATTTGAATCCATACCAATCCAATGCAAACCTCCCATAGGCTGACCTGCTACAAGAGAAGTATCAGTATTGATAAAGTTTAAATATCTAGCACCTGCTGGATCTGAGTTTGTGCCAGAGTATCTTATATCTATACTTCCACTGGTTTGTATTAAACCTTCAGTAATGTTTGTTGCAACATCACTTGTATGAGGTGTTAAACCTACGCCTAGCCTCCCAGACGAATCTACCCTTAATCTTTCACTACCACTTGTTTCAACAGAAACAGTATCAGCAGCAGGAAATCTTATCGCAGTATTAGTATCTCCAGAATGAATTATTTTATCTGCAATCGTTATATCACTTGTAGTTGTTATAGCACCTGTAACCGATAAACCTGTCGAACTAAAATTTGCTCTAACAGATCCACCTGTTGAAATATCAAAATTATCAGCAGCACTAAAAAACACTCCTGTATTTAAGTCCGATCTATTAGCCAATGCAGGGGTGGATGCTGACCCATTTTCAAGAGTGATTGTTCCGTCAAGCTGTAAAAGTTCCACCCAATCATTATTAGATGAGTTTCTTATTTTTAAAACACCGTTTGTGGTATCAGCCCACCATTGGTAAGCGACTGTGGTTGCTGGAGATGAAGAATTAGAGTTATTAGATTGTATTGCAGCAAGGGCATTATTTAAATCTGTACGAAAAGCAGCCCCTGATTGGTTGGCTATATCATAATCATGTGTTGCCATTACTTAATCCTTTTTGTATAAGTATATGATAGTTGATAACTTAAATATAAACATATTTATGTACCTTTACCAAACCCAATAGCTGTATATTTAAAACTTAAATCTTTGAAATTATCACTACTATCCCTTGTCTCAATTACAAATTGAGTACCAGTAATAGATGTAATTTTAAAATAATCACCAGAAACAGCACCTTCAAGAGTGATACCGATAGTTGGTAAAAATGCTGTTGTTGAACCGCCTAAAGAACTAGTACCCACGAAAAACGGACTTCCAAATGTCACTGTCTTTGCTGCACTATTAGTCGCACATTGACTTGCAATAGCAGTATTTACAGTTTCTGTTCTACGTTTTACGCTTGCTTCATAACCAAGTTCAGTGACATTAATATTTTGTGCTGGGTCATCTGACGTAAGTTCAACCTTAAATTTAAAACCTCTTGCTGTGTATTCGCCATTTGCAAAAGTATTAAATTGAGTAAAGTTTGCTCCATAAGTGCATGAAGTGCCACTTGATATGGTTGCACTAGCACTGGCTGTAACTGTAAATGTGTTTGCGTTTGGTACTGTTTGAATCTCATAATTGCCATCTGTCGCACTTCCAGCCGTGAAATCTATCACAACAAAATCACCAACAGAATATCCATGGTCTGTTTTTGTAACAGTAATAGTTGTCCCACTCTGTCCATAAGTAGCTGAAACTGAAGTCGCTGGGTCAATATCTGTCGTTGCTACTAAAAGTTTTGCATTAACATCATCTGCCTGTGTTCCATCAAATTCAGTCCATGTATCAATATTTGCAGTTCTTGAATCAATTAAATCATTTACTAAAAGACCTGAGGTAACAAATCTTCTTTTCAGAGTTAAATTAAATATTGCCTCCATATCAACCTTATTTTGAAACTCATAAGTTCCGCTTGAGCTTATTGGGCCAGCAAAATCTATATTTGATAAGTCATCAATATTTTGTGTTATTGAATCCCATAACAAAGTGCCATCTAAAAGCAAACCATCAAAAGTTGCGTCATAAAAAGTATTGACTTTATTACCCTGAAATGGTGGTGAGTCAGTATCTTCTCTTTCTGTAATTATTACTTGATTGGGTTGTGGGTCAGGTGCTGTAACAATTATTCTTGCTGCATTGTTTGACTTGTTTCCAGTATCGTCAATGAATTTAATGCTGTATGTGCCTGTAAGTGCTGGAACCAGTGTTTCTGTGATATTTCCAGATAATTTTGGAATTATTTCTGTAGAGTTTTGGAAAGTTGCCGTTGCTGGGTCAACAGAGGGTGTATGTCTTACGGATACTGTGCCTCCATGCAAAACATCAACAGAGGTAGAAGGGTTAAAACGTAATCTTACAAACTGATCTGAAACAGGTTCTAAAGTCAATCCGCTTGGATCTTCTGGCAATGCTGTTTTACCTACAGTTGTAAATGTTGTTGTTGATGGTGTTGTGCTTGGTTTTCCTAATGCATTATAACTAAACACTCTGATTTCATAAGTACCTTTTTTTGTTTCAAAAATTGTAAAGTCTGATCTTGTAATTCTTTCTGATATGAAGTTTCTATTCTGGAATCTATATTGCACCATATATTCCGTTACACCAGCTACAGGTTGCCATTGGATGAAAAGTTTTGATACAGCACGATTATTTAGTACAACAATCTGTTCTGACCCCTGTAAGTTACTTGGAGATGGTTTCAGTTCTGTAAGAGTTGTGATTGTTCTTGTGGCAAGTGCAGTGCCATCTTCCACGATTGCGTATTTAGATGAATTATGAGCAACGGCAGTGATTTGATATGCAAGCTGATCAACTTCTGTAACACCAATCACTCTGAAAGTTTGAAGCTGAACTGTTGTATTTTCAATAACCCAGACGCTGTTTGATGGTGGTGTTGATGAAAAGGCTGAAGATACTGTTATTGTTGTTCCAGAGATAGAATCTATCGTTTTTGTTTCAAGTGTGCCATCTGCAAGTATTACCGATAATGTTGCAGAACCTGAAGTGGCTAAATCCGTATTATTTTCATCATCAACAATTATTTGTGTTGTAGATACTCCTGTTTTTATACGACCACCTCTTCTAACCCCAGCCCTTAGTGGATCAGCAACATTTATCACAGCACCTGGTCTTACCAAAGTACCTGATTCAAGAGTGGTGGTGAAGTTTACAATCTCAGCCTCATTTGATTGTGTGTAGAGAAACCATTTCCCAAGACGAGAAGCCATTCCTCTTGATGTTGTGGCAAAACCTCTTAAATTTTTTGTAATAACTCCATATTTTGTTTGTAAAGCGGTATCTTCTACTGTTTCATATTCAATCTGTTGGGTTTCATTGTCAAAATAGGCAACATTAACAACAGTTACTTTTGAATTTTTTGATGAATTACTATATGTAAAACCCTGTTCTGTAACATTTGACAAGTTAAATAGATAACTTGGATCTGTTGGTCTGTCTTGTGTGATTGATATTGTGCCTGCCGAATAAAAAGGCATGACACGCATCACAGAACATAAATCATTGATCAAATCATAGGCCTGTTTCTGGTTCTGAATCACGCAATTTGTTGAGAAGCGTGGCTCGGTACTGCCAGTACCTGATCCATCATCAACCTGTTCTGCACAATAAACAGAAGCGGAATAAAAACTAAAAACATCCAGTTGTGTTGTATCAATCTGATCACCAAAACCTTTTGATGTTGTTAATAAATCATAAAGAATCCAAGCTGGATCATTTGTCCATTCCTTATCTGTTTTGAACGTACCATTAAAAGTTCCAGAATATGAGATTGAGCCATCAGATTGAACCGTTCCATTATGTGGGATTTTTATTTTTGTTCCACGAACTTTGTACATTCGTGAGGGAATTGATGGAAATGTCTGAGCATCAAACCTTATGGCAACATGAGCCGAGTTTGCATATGCTCTCTGTTCGTTGATTATCTCTGTGAAAGATGACCATATTGAGGAATTTTGTAAGGTTGATTCTGTGCTGTCATCTGTTGTTCTGTTAACTCTGATCGTTACAGGAAAAGAAGTACCAGATGCAAAGTTTATTTTATAATCCCTAAAATATGCGCTTGCAGTTCTTCCTTTTACAGTGTCGGTGATAACAGTTGTTGTAGTTCCATCGTTTTCAATGGTCTGAATATTTATGGCAACTTCCGCACCATTTATATCACCATCATCTTCAAACTTTTGCAAGGATGGAAAGCCGAGGGTCACTCTTACCGCATCAACAGAAGTATTTGTTATAGATCTTGATACAGGACTTGCTTTTGTAACAGCAACACCAACAGCATTTTCTGTTTCTATTTCAGAAATACCCTGTATTGCAGTTTGATTGGAAGTGCCGAATCTAGGTTCAAAGGAAACATTGGGAAAGTTAAAATCAGTATCTGCTGGACTTGTATTGCTTGCTGAAGATTGTAAAACTTGAGTACCGTTAAGAAACACATCTTTCAAAGCTGCGTTGTTATATGCAGTTGTTCCCTGAGTAAGACCAGCAGCACTTGGAAAACCCTCAATCTCTCCTTCTCCAAGAAGTTCAACTAATGTCTGAAATTGTTTTGAAGCAAGAACATCATCAGGAAGATTCGGTTGTGTAATACCAGCTTCTTCAAGTCTTCTACTATGAAAAGCAGATAGTCTACCTCTTATAGACATTAATTTTCTCCCTCCACCTGTACAGTATCAACTCCAGAACTGATTACAACTGATCCAGTAAAAACTTCTCCATATATTATGGCTACGCTGACACCACTGACACTGACGTTCTGGATACCTGAGAAAGAATATGAGTTTGCCATTTGAGGATCTAATGCACCATCTGATTCTGAAGCACCAACATTACCTGGAGATTCAAAAGGTGCAGGGGTTGGGGCAATTAAAGAAGTTATCCCTCCTATTGCCAAATCTGTGACAACAGCCGTTGCGATACTGCCAACCACTGGAATGGCAGAAACAGTTGAGGCAACAGTGGCAACCGCACCACCAACCGCAGCACCAGCTGTAATCGCAGCACCAGCCACCGCAGAAACAGCACCAACCGCAGCAGTGGCAACAGAACCAATACCTCCAACAACAGCAGCCACAGCAGGGATAGATCCTGTTGCAATGGGTATGATCTGAATATCACCTTGACCTTTCATTGATAAAAAATCAAGAGAGACATCCATATTGTTCATTTTTACCTTGTAATATTGCTGACTCATATGTGCCTCTACTTCTGGAAAGTTACACATCAAAAAACGAATTGCCTCTGCTGGGCTTGATACGGCAGCCTCAAAATATGATGAACCAAGAAATTTTCTCAATCTTCCATATACTTTTATCGTTTTAAGCTGCATACCTGTAAACCCCTCTAAGTGCTTGCTGATAACCTAAATCAAAAGGCTCTCGGCAACTTAATCTTCTTATATTATGATTCAAAATTGTATTATCACCAATATAAACTGCAACATGATCTAAATTACCTGAAGTTGATTGAAATAATAAAACATCACCAACTTGTATATCATCATCTGTCGGTTGTTTTTTAAATCCTGTAATCGGCAAGCCTTTCTCAAATAATGGATTTTCTATAAAATCTTTAATTCTTTTTGGTCTTTTCCATTCTTTTAACTTTATATTTTTGGTTTCTAAATACCAATCAGAAATTATACTCCAGCAATCATGTACACCCCAGATAAAACTTCTTCCGATCAGTGATGGTGCTTTCCATCCGCTTGGTTCAAAAGAACACCATTCTTTCATTCTCACGCTGTAGATATGAGAAGGTAAATCTAAATATTCGCAACTTGCTTTATCGTTATCAGATGGTTGTGGTGGCTCGTATGGATGAGAATGAACAATACCAATTATTTCTCCTGTATCTTCACATTCTGCCCAATCATCAGGGTCAATAATAAAATATTCAAATCCAGATTCTGCAATATTTTTACAAGGCCAATATGTCTCTTTACCTTTTATTATTGCTAACAACCCACAGGATTCCTTTGGCATACATTCTTCAGCGTGTTTTGCCGCATCAGTTTTCCAAGTCATGCGTTTACAAAAGTACCTACACCTGGAAAATCTTTTCTTGTGACCTGTCGTTTTGGCGCACGAACTCCCTGTAGATCAAGAGCAGAAACCAATTCAAACTGTACAATATCTCTATTTTCTACAATTTTTCTATTTATAAAATATATTTCCTGTGGTAGCTCTGCCGTGCTGTCTGGTGTTCCAAAAGGATTTTGATTTGATGGGAAGTTTGCAGCATCTAAAAACTGGCTGAGAGTGCGTATGCGTACAAATTTCGCTCCCTGTAAATCATTAAATGGTGTTGTAGCATTTACTGTTGCCATCAATGCTGTAATTGTTCCAAGTATATTAGAAACTGTTATGGTCGGTCTTGGAAGTGACCCACGGCCAGAATATTCAAACCCCTCTGCTTGTATCGGAAACTTATCATAAGTATTTCCTTGCCAAATTATAGAAGCATTACTGTTCATACCAACACCAGAATGAAACCTAGTAACATCTGTAGAGCCATGCAAAGCAGAAACTAAAGTCAAAGTATATAACTCAATAATGGATTTATTTGTTAATGATTGTAATTCTGCTGTAGGTAATCCCATTATGGTTCAAATACTTCTCTAAATGTACAATTTAAAATCGCTCTATTATTGTATGGAATTGTTTTTGTCCAAGATTGACAAACATATTGCCCAGCACCTGATAAAGTTACTGTGACATTGCCGCTATTTGTAGCTTCAGATCCTGCTTTGACAGTGAACGTATTTACTGAAGGTTGTGTAACAATCACAAAATCGCCATCAGTTGCAGAACCAGACGTATAATCAATCGTTACAATATCACCAATAGCAAGGCCATGATTTGTAATGGTTATGGTGACAGTAGTTCCACTTTGGCTATATGTACCTGTTTTTGTAAAGCCTTCTCCTGGAGGTGTAAAGGTAAAGCTTGCCTGATCATTTACACGACTACGCAAAAAGCCTTCTATGACATCAGATTGCGTTTCTGAAACATTGAAAGTAAGATCATATATTTTTGGATCTTGGGGCAGTGGAAGGCCAAACAATGCTCTAAACTCATATCCATCACCAAGTCTTGTCGATCTGATTCTTGGTGCACTTGTTTTTCTCATGCCATATGTAGGCTGAATAGAAGGAAAAGTTGCCATTTATCTAGTTAAAAGCCCCCCAGGTCTTTTTTCTTTTATGAGTTGTGCTTGAACAGCAGCCCCTATCGCAGCCCCTAGAGCCTGTGCATCTGAATTACTACCTGCTACAGAAGAACCAGAAGCATCTACATTCACTGTAATCATATTTGTTGTTCCTCCTTCAATTTTATTATTTGGAATTATATTGCCACCTCGTGAACCCATTTGCAAAATCTCAGGTCCTTTTTCGCCAACAAGATATGCACCACCAGCAGCTACAGGTCCACCATTTGCTCTCTTGCCAAATAAACCGCCTAAAAATCCACCTATTCTTCCACCTATACCAGAAACAGCCCTTTGTATGGCAAGCTCAACAAGTTTTCTCTTTAAATTATTCAAAACACCAATTGCAGCTTGAGCAAGTGTTTTTGTTCCCATCACAGCATCGGTAAGGTTGGAAACGATACCTTGCTCAACACTTTCTCCTATCTCCATAAATTTTTCTTTTAATTGATCTGTTTCAGAGATAGCTTTTTCAATGTTTATAGAAACTTCGTTTGTACTATTACTAATCGTATCTACAACAGTATTCGTTTGACTTAAAGATTGATTTAATAATCGTGTTTCTTCTTTAATTTTCACAGCTTTATCTTTTGCTGCGGTTACACTTTCTTTGATTTTATCTTGCTGAACATTTTGTTTTGTTAATTCTTTTGTTGTAAGTGCATTTGTAACAAGTTCTTTTTTCTTTAAATTGAATATTTCTTGAAATTGTTTTCTTGCATCTTTGTTAAACCTTCTTTCAAAAAATCCAAAATCTTTACTTACTTCTTCTGTTGCAAAAGTTCTTGCCTCTGTTTCTATTTTAATCATATCTTTTTTTCCAAGTTTATTTACGAGGCCAATGCTCTCAATTAGTTGTGATATTTGTTTTACAGCTTCAATACTTATGTCTAAAATGGCTTTTATTTCATCTTCAAGCTCTGTTCCAATGGTTCTTGCAAGAGTTTCAATTGAATCTTGCAAAGTTGATAATTTACCATTTAAAGTTGTTGCCTGTGCTGTTGCTCCACCAAAAAATGCACCGCCTTCATTTGTAAGATTTATAAGGGCTTGATTTACAAGGTCCGCTCCAATCTTTCCTTGCCTTTGTGCTTTTTCAAAAGCATCACCTTGTAATTTAGTTATTCTTTTTAATTCAGTTGTTATATCAACTCCTCTTTCTAATAATTGTAAATTTTCTTCTTGCTGTAATTTACCTTTTGCTCTTATCTGACCAAAGGCTGTTGCAATGCCTTGTAAATCTGCTCCTGTAGCACCAGCAACTTCAGACAATCGTTTTGTTGTATCAACTAGCTCTTCAGTTTCAAAACCAAAGGCTTTTAATCTTTTTGTCTGTTCAATCAATTCGCTACTTGTAAATGGTGTTACAGCACCGAATTCTTGAAGCTCTTTAATTATAGTATTTGTTTTTTCAATTGATCCAGTAAGTACTTCTAAACTTTTTCTTTGAGTTTCTAATTCTGCTGTCTTAAAAAAAACGAACCTTGCAGTCTGTATTACTGCAAAAGCAGCAAAAAGATTACGAACAGTTTTTGTTAACGCACCTACACTTACGCTTGCTTTCTTTGCATCATTTCCAAATTTATTAAATTGTTTTCCACTGTTTTCTAATCTTCCTTTTAATTTATTTGTGCTACTGCTTAAAGCCTTTGTCTGTTCATTTACACGCTGTAGTGGTCTGATTGCATTTTGTGCATCAACTATAAGTTTTACTGTTGATTGTGCCACAAATACAAATAACCTTTATTATATATTACCTTGTTTTATTCTTTTGACGATTGATTTCTTGTTTTTCCCTGTCATTTTTAACTTCATAATAAGCAGCCCAATGTATAAGCTCTTCTTCTGTGATGCTTTTTCTTAACTCAATTAATGTTTTACCTAATTCTGTTGCGAGAAAAAACTCAAAATTTAACCAGTTATCTCGCCTGATTCGTTTTTTGCTGTATCTAAATCAACTTGAATATCCATCATAAATAACTCAAGATCATTCAAAACTGTTTCAGGTAAAAATCTCTGTAGATTTTCCGCATCAGCAGAATGAAATGCTTTTGAGCCATCTTCATTTTCTGCAAGTTGACAGAGAAGTTTTGTAGATATTGTCAAAGCATCATCTGTACCAGCAGCAACTTGAGCTTTTTTTCTATCAAACCTTGTAAGTGGTGGAAAATATATTTCTTTTAATAATTCACCATTTGGTTTTTTTAGTTCATATTTTCTTCTTGCGGTCATTACGTCACTGAAAGCCTCAGTGATGAGATCAACGGTTCTTTTTGTTGCCATGTTTTAGTGGGGTTAGTTATTTAAAATTTACTATATGTCTGAAGTAATTGCACCTGTTGTTTGGAAAGAAATGCTTATTTCTTGGATTTCACCAATTGTTGCTCCATATTCAGCACCTGTGATAATTCCAGAAAAACCAAATTTCTTTGCACTTGCTGAACTATCTGGAAATAATTCAAACAAAGCATCACCAGCATCACCAGTTGTTAAAATATCTTCAACAAATGCCAAGTAATCAGAGTTACCAGCATTATCATAAATAAGAGTTGCTGAACCTTCACCAGAGATAAGACCACCAACAAAAGTTTTTGAGGTATCACCCTGAACTGTGGTTTCTTGGGTATCTTTAGTAATTGATAAAGACCAATTTCTAAGACCTGAAATATCAGCCTCTGTTCCACC